ACGCATTGCAGAAAAGGCGGTGGAAAAATTTGGACAAAGTTAAAAAAACCGTATCGGCAGCGGAAGAGGACAAGGTATCTCGCAAGCTGCTGGTTTGGCTGAACACATATCCGGATTTGCCGGTGGATTTGATTCGATTTGAGTCCCTGCCCGCCGACACCTCTGCAATGGCCATTTCGACCATCCAGGCGTCCTATATCGTTAAACGATATGTTTTAGGGGGCTACCAAGCGGAATACCAATTCAAAATCATTTACCGGGTTAAGCCGGGCAACAGCATGGACAAACGGCTCAAGGCTGACGAACTGTTAAACGCTATCGGAGATTGGGCGACCGGAAAGCGCCCTGACATTGGTACGGGGAAACGCGTTGTAAGCCTGGAGCCTACTACGCGATCTTCTTTGTTCGCTGTGTATGAAAACGGCGACGAAGATCATCAAATCTTAATGAAAATGAATTACGAGGTGAATACATAATGGCAGATTTGACTTTTACCACACCGGAAGGCCAGACCATTGACCGGGAACTGCTGATCGCATACCTCAACACGGGGACCAAGGAAAGCCCTGTTTGGAGCGCTATCGGCAAGCGGGTGGAGGACACCAGCGAGGAAATGGACTGGGGCCAGGAGAGCAAGCAGGATGTGCTGGGGAACACATTCACAACCATGAAAAAGCCCGTTATTACACAAACCTTTGACCCCATCCCCTTGGATGCTGGTGATGCAGCAGCCGTGAAGATGTGGAATTTGGCCGTAAAAGACCACGATGCGCAGGCGCTGGCCAACCAGGACATGATGATCGGGCATTTTTACGCCACCAGCGGCGATGCGAAGTTTGCCGAGCGCTATGATTCCTGCGCCATTGCCGTGACCTCCATCGGCGGTGAGGGCGGCGGTACCCTGAACATCGCAAGCGAGATCACATACGGCGGCAATCGCACCCTGGGCACTGTGAATAAGGGCAGCAGCGGCGCTATTGAATTTACCGCAGCCTAAGCAGATCGGGGCGGGTGCTTCTGCCCGCCCCACTATCGAAAACGGAGGACGCTATGAGCGAAAATATTATCAAAATTGATACCGGCGTAGTCACTAAAACTTTTTTGACTACCGACGGGAAAGAATGCGAATTTGCGTTTAACCCGCTGGATATGGGCCTGTCTCGCCGGCTTTTTTCCGCGTTTGAAAAACTCGACAAAATGAACGAGGGTTATAAGGACGAAGTGCAAAAAAACGCCGATAAAAAGGAAATTTTTGACATTGGCCAAAAGATGGACCTGGAAATGCGGGAGATCATCAACGGAGAAGTATTCGGATTTGATATCTGCACCCCGCTTTTTGGTGAGCTGAATCTTTACGCGCTGGCCAACGGATTCCCCATTTGGGCAAATTTGCTTTTTGCACTGGTGGACGAAATGGATACTGCGTATGCCCGGGAGCAGAAGCTTACCAACCCGCGCATTAGCAAGTACACCAAGAAGTACCACAAATGAGATACAGCCTGCCAAAATCCGTGGAGCTGGGCGGGAAGCAATACGCTATTCGGTCTGATTACCGGGACATTTTGGACATTTTGGAAATGCTTTCTGATTCGGAGCTGGACAGCGCCGATAAGGCAGAGGCAGTGATGGAAATGTTTTACCCGGATTACGAGGATATCCCATACACGGAATACGAGAACGCGGTGCGGCAATGCATATCCTTTATAAATTGCGGCGAGGAAGAATGCCGGGATGAAAAGCGCCCCAAGCTCATGGATTGGCAGCAGGATTTCCCGATGATTGCAAGCCCCATAAATCGCGTGCTTGGCACGGAAATCCGCTCCATTGAATATCTGCACTGGTGGACATTTATAGCCGCATACCAAGAAATAGGTGATTGCACCTTTGCCCAAGTGGTAAGCATCCGAAAAAAGAAAACCAAAAATCAAAAGCTGGATAAATCCGATCAGGAATTTTACAAGCAGAATAAGCATCTTGTGGATTTCAAGCGCAGATATTCCGAGCAGGACGAAAATATTATCAAACAATGGGTATAAAAATCCGCCCTCTTGCGAGGGCGGATGGACGCATTTTTACTTTTTCAGGTCAGCATCAATGCTGAACATTTTTGCTGTGAAACTAATTTTGTACTGACTGCCTTTGGTAACAAGGAATGTGAGTTCATTGCTCCTAACAACTCCTCGCTCAAACCTAACGGTATGTTCTCCTGGCACCAGGTGGAACTGGACAATATTATCCAAATCAAACGCTTTTCGTTCCCCATCAACAATCAATATTGTTTTTGACTCTCCACACTTCCTCGCACCCATTCGTACCAC